AGCTAGAGCTTGCAGTCCAAGGACAAGCAGTAGCTCTTGCACGAATAGATGAGAACATCAAAGCAATACGTATGTCAGTAGAACGTATAGCGTCAAAAGATTAAGGACACTTAAGAATGAAACTATCTCAGGATGATAAAATTAAAGTACTATCAAATATGTTCAATATTAATGAGCCTTTGACTGAAATAGATATAGAAGAATTATTACAAGATCCTAGTGTAGCGGAAAGAATGAATGTTTATGAACAGTTTCTAAGTGGAAAACCTTTTCAAGCAGCTAAAGGTGGTTACATATTTGCTCCTGATGAACTAAATGACCCTCAAGTTAAGAACAAAATGAAGGACAACCCTGAGTTTTCTGAGTTCTCTATAGATCAACAGAATGCTACAGCTAATAAGATGCAACAAAGGTTTGCTCAACCTGAAGATAGAATGAACCCTACTAGAGGTTACGCTGAAGGTGGTACAACAGACACGGATGCTACTCCTCCTCTTACTGCAAATCAAATAGCATTAAATAAACTAGCTACAGATCAAGCTGCTACTATGTCTAACGTATACGGTGACCCCTCTAAAGTTATAACACCAGCTACTGTAGCTCCTATTGCTTCAGGTGCAGATCAAACTATTGCTGCAGGAACAGGTGCAATAACTGGTGCTGCACCCTCAGTTGCTACACCAACCGCAACTACTACATCACAAATAACTACACCTGTTGCTCAAACTCCTCAAGGAATCATGACAGCAGCTACGGCTGCACCTGCAGTTAAGACTGCTACTGATGCTATGACTGCAGCAGAAGGGACAGTGTCTACTGAAGCGCAAGCTGTAGGACAAACAGCTACTACTACAGCAGTATCCGATTTAAATGCTGCTCAAGGTACAGCAACACTAATGAATAACCCTGTACAACGTAGTATTCAAACAGGAGAACTAGTCAGTGGTGCAGCTAATGCTGCTACTGCATCAGCGTTTAACGAACAGATACAAGCTGCTACAGCTACACCCTCTGCTCAAGCTACAGTTCAAGGCCAACTCAATACACTTATGAATGACTTTGAAGGTGGTGAGACACCTGCATGGGCAGCAGGGGCTATGAGAGCAGCTACAGCAGCTATGGCACAACGAGGGCTGGGTGCATCAAGCATGGCAGGACAAGCTATTGTACAGGCTGCTATGGAGTCTGCACTACCTATAGCTCAAGCTGACGCACAAATAACTGCACAATTTGAAACACAGAACTTGTCAAACAGACAGCAACGTGCTATGCTTGCAGCACAACAACGTGCTACATTTATGGGTATGGAGTTTGACCAAGCATTCCAAGCAAGAGTACAGAACTCTGCACGTATAGGTGACATAGCTAACATGAACTTTACTGCTGACCAACAGGTTGCACTAGAGAATAGTCGTGCAGTAAACACTATGAATATTTCTAATTTAAATAATAGACAAGCTAATGTAATGGCTGAAGCTGCTGCTTTATCGCAGTTAGATATGACTAATCTTTCTAACAGACAACAAGCTGCAGTTATGAATGCACAAAACTTTATGCAAATGGATATGCAAAATTTAAACAACGAACAGCAGACAGGAATGTTTACACAACAATCAGTTCTTCAATCTTTGTTTACAGATCAAGCTGCTTTAAATGCAGCAAGTCAATTTAATGCTACCTCAGAGAATCAAACTCAACAATTCTTTCAAAGCCTAGCAACACAAGCCAATCAATTTAACTCAACACAAACTAATGCTATGGCTCAGTTCGATGCAGAAAATTTAAGTACACTGCAAAGATTTAATTCAGAACTAGAAAATCAACGAGATCAGTTCAACGCACAGAATGCTTTAGTTATAGCTCAAGCTAATGCACTGTGGAGACAAAGTGTTTCGACTGCAGATACTGCAGCTCAAAATGCAGCTAACTTAGAGTTTGCTAGAACTGTAAATGGATTAACTGGTAACGCTATAGATCAGATCTGGCAAAGAGAAAGAGACTTAATGTCTTTTGCTTTTACTGCCTCAGAGAGTGCAACAGATAGAGCAGTTAACATTGCAATACAAAAACTAAGTGGTGAACAAAAAGCAGAACTGTACGACAATATAGGTAAAGGTAAATTGTTTGGTAATTTATTAATGGGTGTATTAGGTAAACAAGCAGGTGTAAACTTTCTAACTGGGGCAGCAGTTTAATGGACTTTAATAAGATGTTCACTAGAGGTTACCAAGGATTTAATTCTATTGCACAAGGTCTTACTCGTTCTCAAGGTGGAGGTGTTGGGGGCGTAGCTGATTCACTTATTCAACAACTACATAGTAATTTATCTACTAAAGGAGAGAGCATAAAAACAAGAGATAGTGCATTAATTAAACCTGTTATAGATGACTCTACTCCAGAAGATGATGGTATACTTGGTGGTAATCCTACACCGTCAGCTTATAAAGAAATATCAAATACAGTAAGTGAGTTTGTACCACAAGAAGATGCGTCTGATGCAGAAGAACTACAAGCAGTAACGTGGGACATAGAAAGTAGTAACGGTAAAACATTTACTGTAACACAAAATGATTTAGATATATTAGCTAGAACAATAGCAGCAGAAGCTCGAAGCGAATCTGTACTAGGTCAAGCAGCAGTAGCTCACGTAGCATTAAATAGACTTGTATCTCAGCATGGTGGTGAAGAAAATCTTACTGACATATTATTAGACTCTAAACAATTTAGTGCTTGGAATAAAAGACAAAACTATACTGATATGAAAAATGTTTATATAAATAAAGATGACCCTTCATATGAAAACGCTAAAAGCATATCTATAGCTGTACTTGATGGTAGAATAACTGACCCAACTTATGGCTCTAATCATTACTACGCTAATAAAGGTGAAAATAAAGTAAGTCCTCCCTATTGGTACAATGAACAGTTAAAAAAAGCAAAGACTAATAGGTATCAAATAGGAAATCATTTGTTTACAGGAAGAGCAGTGTCGTGGAACACAACCTATAATAATTATGATTACCGAAAACAATTTGATACATATAAAGTAATACCTACAAAAAGATCTCAATCACAACGATGGGGTGAATTAAACAGTATGGAAATATATGATGAACAGTGAACCTTTAGTGCCTAGACGAAAACCTAAACAAGAAGATGAGACCTCTTTATCGTGTAAATGACACACAAATTCAAGCTATAGAAGTAGCATCTTTTATGGTAGATTCACCTCAAGTAATGGAAAAAGATAATGAGTAATGATATAGAAAAAAAAATATTAACTGCTCCTATACCGGGTATGTCTTTTACAGCTTCAGAAAAAAAAGTATTTCCTTGGGAAAATCCTCCTGTTTATACAAAAATAGATGAGGTATTAAAGTTTCATCTTTCTAAACTAAACGAAGATGAAGCAATAGAAAGTACAATAAAATTAGCACAACTAGGATTCCCCCTTATGGCATTAACAAATGCTATTCTTACAGACGCAGTGTCTGATGGTATACACACTATTGATAGTAGTGAAGCTGCAAGACCTGCAGTGTTTAAACATTTAATGACAACAGTAGAAGCAGCAGGGATAGATTTTTTACAGGTTATGAAGAGGACAATAATTTAAAGAACCAAGCTGACGCAGATCATCTTGAAGCATTAATACAAAAACAATTAAATGATTTACCTGATGATGAACTCGACATGGATGAATATGTAGACGAAGATAATTTATTTAGTGACGCTCTTGATTATTTAGCTGAAGGTAACTTTGACTTTGATCAAATGAAAGATTTAAATTCAGGTTTTTCTGATACACAAAATCTTTTTGAAGACTTAGATGATTATAATGAAAAGAATCCTATAGTACCTAACCCAGATAATGAAGATAATCCAGATATGGATAAACTTTTACCACCTAAGATAGAGGAATTTGAAGAGGAAACTGCACCACCTGAAGAGGGTGGTCCTTTTAATCCGTTTCCTTTAGGCTCTGATGAAAATCCTTTAATGGCAGAATCAAAACCTACAAAAGGTTTAATGAGTAGGGAGACAGTATAATGGGAGCAGGTTTTTTTAGTGGGTTAGGCGATGTTGTTGATACACGCATTCTAGAAAATATAAAATGGACTCGTGCTAATTACGTAGATAATAAAGATAAAGCTACCAAGATGGGAGCTGCTATTTCTAAAAATACTAACAAGGAGTTGTCAGATTTAACTGCGCTCTTAAATAAAGCTAGTGCTTTAAATATTCCTACAAGTGCATTGAATGGTGCATATGCAGATGGAAAGTTTGAAGGTCTAAAAACATTTATTAATACTGTAGCAAGCAGAGACGACCTTACACCAAAAGACTTTAAAGAACTGTACAAAGCTGCAAGTGCATATTCAGATGGTGCTGACGTAGATTTTAATGCCGCACTAAAGAAAGCCTTAGATGTAATACCTCGTGGAGGAAGTGCCAAAAATAATAAAGCTTCTTGGATGGCTCACATGATTGGACTAGGTAGAGTAGGTGAATCTCCTATTACAGCTACTGGACCTTTCGGAGAACTAAGTCAGTCTCAAACTGAATCAGCTTTTTCTAGAATAGGTAGCCCTTACACTGGAGATAATACATTAGACAATATAAAGTTTCCTGAAGTTAGACTTGATCCAGCTATTCTTAATGCTTTTAATGAACGTAAAGAAGATAGTGCAGAAGCAGAGCAAGAAAACCTTATAGAAAGACTAGAAAATGTAAATCTTCCAGCAAGTGTTTTAGAAACACTAGGCTTTAATCAAAAATTACAGCAACTAAGAAACTTAAACATATCAAGCGGAACAGGAATAGAACAGTTTGCTAATGTAGTAGATAGCATAAACAATGCAATACTAAATCAAATGAAATTAGATCCAGCATTGGCTAATCCTGATGGTAGCGAGATTACATTTACAACACATGGAAGAGGCATGGCGACAGCTTATGATTCATTTGCGTCTGCTTACAACAGTGACCCAAGACTTGTTTTTGATAATGTAAATTACTCATCTTCTTTTAAGGAGAACTATCAGCAATACTTAGATAGTCTTCCTAGATTTAGTTCTATGAAAGAAGCAAAAAATAAAATAAGAAAAAATGGTAATAACTATTTTATAGATATGTACCCTCTACAAAGAACAGATGTGAATAATGTTATAACAGATAACTTTGTGTTTATAGGTGATGATTTAGTACCGGGGTCTGCTTTAGTAAGAGGTTTTAATGGTTGAAAAAAATAATGAGAGTGCGTTAAATAATTTCTGGTCAAGACTTACTATTAAAAGAGAGCCTGATTTTTCCAGAAAATATGATGAGTCTAACTTAGCACTTAGATCTCAAGAGCAAATCAATAAAGGCTATCGTGGTGGAACAACTGGGGGTGCTTTTAGAGGATCTACTGAAGGTGAAGAAGCTTTTAAAACAGGCACACCTACTTCAAGAAAATCAAGAGAAGCTTTACTTAGACCTTTAGAAGAGCCATCTACAGATCTTTTACTTGCTCGTTCTTTTAGGTCACCAACTAAAAAAGAACTAGAAAACGAAAGACAAAAACTTAATGCCCTCGCTACAAAAAAAAGAAGAGAAGTTAACCCAGACGCAATAGACCCTGATACAGGTGAAATTGATTATATCAATACAGATGAAGAGACAAGGTGGTTAGGTTGGGAGTCTCCTTCTTTTTTTGTAAATAGATCAAAGGCTGCTTTAGGTGTACCTATAGACGATCCAAATTATCTGGGTACTAAAAGTGATAGATCTAATAAAGCGTATTGGGATGAATGGGCAAGAGATTCAAATCAAGAATTAGATCCGGGTTTAAATTTATCTCACTTTAAAGACGATAGGTTGTATCATTATATAGCAAAAGCAGAATTTAATAGAACAGGGTTGAGAGAAGGATTCAAAGATAAAAACGGAAACTCTGTAAGTAGAGAAGAAATAATAAACAATTGGGATAAAGAACAAAGAGGAAGATACTTAGATAATGTTTTATCACACAGTCAACAAAATGCAGTAGTTGATTCTTACAATACTAGACAAAAATTAGATGCTTATCTAGCAGACGTTCTTTGGAATAATCATAAAGGATCTCTTGTTAGTCCAAACCTTACAGCAGAAGAAAAAATAAAAGGGTTAGTAAACGGTGTAGCTAGTGTTGCTCTTGATCCAACTACTATTTTTAGTGCTGTAGTTGGAAGAGGACTTTCAGTTTTTGCAGGTAAAAAAATAATAAATAATATGGCTGCAAAACATATACAAAAATTTGATAAAAGATTTAAGAAAAAATATAAAATTAAAAAAGAAGATACTATAGAAGATGGCATTAATAATAAAACAAACTTAAGTAAAGACGCAAAAAATATGGCTCTTCTGGAGTACTCTAATCTATCAAAAAAAATAACAAACAAAGTTATAAGTAGAGCAACTAAAGCAGAAGAAAAACGTATCTTCTGGGGTGTAACAGGTGCTGACGTAGTGGGAACAGCAACTATTGAGGCTGTGGGTGCTGGATATGCAAACTATATTGGTCAATTAACAGAGATGGAGTTAGGTTCTAGAAATGCTATTTCTAAAGGTCAAGTAGGTATCCTAGCTGCATTTGGTGCGCTTGGCGGTGGTCCAATTGTAGCAACTAATATGATTAGAAGAGGTGGCGTTATTGAAAACGTAAAGCACCCTCTTATATATGATAATTATTTAAATCTTAAAAGACTAGAAGATAATAAATTTGCTAATTTAAATATGCAAGAGGCTGTTGATAATGTACCTGCTGAAACATGGGAAAAACTTATTGAAAGAATACAAGGTAATACATTAGTCCTTTCTTCTTTTGCTGATAAAGCAAAGCGAGGTGAAAGAGTTTTTTATACTCAAACAGGAGAAATAGTAGAAGACGAACTTCAGTTTTATGATTTATTTTTTAAAGGTGATAAGAGTTTAGGAATAAGAGGCATACTAGATATATTTGAAGACTACGGTATTGGATACTCAAAGGGTGGTAGAGGTAAACTTATAGATGCAGATGGCTTAACCTATCAAGATAACTTTAGTAACTGGACAGGAGATTTAATGTTAGCTTTACCTGAGAATGTTGGTAAAGAATTACAAACTATGTTTGATGAATCTTTAGGTAAGTTAGGCATAGAAAGATTTCAAGGTAAAACCATAAAAGAATTTGTGGATTTAGATGCAACAAGAATACGTGGTGCAGCAAGAGTTTTGCAACAAAGAGGTGAGTTTAGAAACATTGCTTACGTTGATTTAGAAAAAGGTGCAAGCCCACAGCAAGCTATAAAAAAAGCTTTAGATGTACCCGGACCAAGCAATTGGAAAAGACTTAGAACAGACGCTAATATTTTTCAAGCTGGTTATGTACGAGGTTTGATATCTCACATAGGTACAACGGCATTAAACATTAAAGGTTGGCAGTGGTCAACCTCTACTCAAACTGCGGCTGACACTGTAAAGATGGGTCTGTACATGGGAAGATCAGGACTTGAACTTCTCGCTATGCGTGGAGATAAAGCAGGAGAGTACGCAACAAAAGCAAAGAATTTATTAAGAAGTAATGGTTTAAAAATGAGATCTTTGTGGGAGGCAGATACTACTTATGCAGAAATGAATCAAGTATTTGAAGCTAACCCTGAAGCAGTCGGAAATTTAGTTAAGTACTTTATTGGTGGTGTAGATAATAACCCTACTCAAATGGAGAAAGGTTTTTTTGTAGGGGAGACACTTAAAAAAGCAGACGGTAAGTTTTTTGATTACTTACAAGTAGCATCAGGTGCAAAAGCTGTAGATGTATTTACTAAATTTGTAGAATTAAATTACGGACTAAATAAATTTGCTTTAGATAGATATGGTATGACACATCGTGATTTATTAAATTCACCTGATGTAGTTAGAATATTACAGAGTGAAGAGTATGCTCAAGGAATGCTACAAGCAGCAGACCAAGCAGCAAAGAATACATGGTCTAAGAAATATGGTGTGTCTGCAGAACAAGGTGGTACAATCATACAACAAATAGCATTAGGCATAGAAGGTATAAGAAGGATTCCTGTACTTGGAATTGAGTTACCTTTTGGTCAGTTCTTTAATAACACTATAGCATATATGGTAGAGCATTCTCCTATAGGTCCAATAAAATATTTAATTGATAAAAGTGCGGGAAATATAAATCCTAAAGATGGTAATAAATTTATAGATCATTTAGCTAAAAGTGTTGTTGGTACAAGTATTATAATGCACTATGCAGACAGTGATCAAATGGCTATGGACATACGAGATGGACTAAGTTGGAAACAGGGTCGTGACAGAGATGGTAATATAATAGATAAAACATATAAGTTTCCTGAAATTTTCTTTAAAGGAATGGGTAGACTAATAGCGTATGGTAGAATGGGAGTGCAACCATCAGAAAAAGAACTTAGTGAAATTGCTAATGATGTAAGAGAAGCAATAAATGATCCAGACAGGGATCTATATTCTCTAACTAATGCTTTATTTGAAGCAGGTGGAGACGTACAAGACAAGTTCCCTGCCTTTATGCAGAGAGAATTTTATCAAAGTATACCTAAAGAATTACTATTAGATGTTTCAACACAATTAGGACCAGCAAATTTATTTAGAGGTCTAGATAAAACTTTTGTAGAAACAGGAAAAGCACTTGTTGAGGTGTTGACAGGACAGAGGCCAGTGCTTCGCTCTCTTCTTAATGGAGTGCAAAATGTAGGAGCAAAAGCAGTTGCAGGAAGATACAGATCTTTCGATATGTTGGATGGCTTTATTGAACTACAACAAGATGATCCTGTAACTAGATATAAGAGTGGGGATTCCAAACATTATTGGACATTAATAACTTATACAGATAATATATTAAACTCTATGTTTGATACGCAACAAGCTCCTGTAAAAAGAAGTCCGTTTAGATATAGAGAATTAAAAAGTAAATGGTCTAATGCTTATTTAAATGCACCGCCTTCATCTTTTGAAAGAATAATGAATGATGTAGGTTACTCTAATTGGAGAGCAGGTATGCCAGCAAAGTTTAAAGAAGTAGGTAATACTTTAAATGGTTATTTGTGGGATGTACTGGAAAGAAAAGCTGCTGTTATACTAGCTACTGAAACCTATATTCAAGCAAAAACGCCTGAACAAAGACTAAAGTTAGTTAAAGCAGCAGTAGCTTCTGCTCAAACAGAAGTAAGATCAGAAATAACAAAAGAGTTTTCAGAAAAAAGTGATTACATAAAAAACCCAACAACAGGTGATATTGTAAAAGAACGAACTCACGATGAAGGAAGAAGACTTTATTTACTTATGACATTAGGAAACATAAAAGGAGTTAATCTAAGACAAATAAACAAAGAAGTTAATGAGGCTGAAAACTTTGACGGAGAACCTCTATATGTAAATAAAGATACAAATAAACGCATAAAAAATGTTTATGATTTATCTAATGCACAACTCAATAATTTAATTATACAGTTTGATACTAACAATACATTAGAAGCAATAGACATAGACAAAGTTAAAAAGAACTAACTACTTTCTAATATCTGTGTATCTTTTACACCACATAAACACTTCAGTTAAATGCTCAATAGCTTTGTCTCTTTCTACTGACTCATCCATATTCCTTTGTATGTACTCCTCTAAAGGGTCTAGCTTTTCAGCCAGCCCTTTGATGAGATGATACTTCTTACTCTTGATGTATTGTTCTGCCTCTCTAATGATACTCATACTCCGCATGAACCCCCTTGACCACTGATGTCACATATGTCGTGAGTCTCTACGTGTTCATCAAACTCTTCCCCTAGTTTCTCAACTGCTTCACTGTAAGGTACAGACGTAAGCGGCTGACCACCTCTACTACCATCAGGGTAGCACGTAAACCCTCGTAGTCTGTGAGCGTAACTCGCTAACGTATTAGCGAAAGCTCCTACGGTATCATCATTATTAAGTTTACTACCCCACGCAGGAAGATTAATTGTAGAACTAATACTCATGTCTACGTAGTCTTGTACGTCAGCTTGAAACTTAATCCTTCTCTCGTAGTCAGACGCTAAGTCTAACGCACTCTCNACATCCTCTGGGTCAGTACCATACAGATCAATGAGTTCTTGAGCTGCACTATCTACGACATACTGATACACCCAACGTGTATTACCTTTTAAATATCTCCTCTTATATGCCACAGCAAAGATAGGCTCAATGCCTGTTGAAGTACCAGCCAGTATTCCTATAGATCCTGTAGGTGCAATAGCTCTATTAGCTACTGGTTTTGTAATGGATAACTTATCAGCAAATTCCCTTGATACTTTATCTGACTCCCCCTTGTATACGGATAGCCACTGGTGAAGTTCGGGTGTTACCTCATATTTATATCCTTTTTTTATGAGCCACTCGTGTACACCCATGAAGCCTAGACCTAGCCTACGGTTCTTAGCTCTCACTAGATAGACCTTATCGTAAGGTAGCTGTGCCTTTAACGTCCCACAGATAAGGAACATAGTGGCTAAACGTACTACCTCTTTTAGTTCTGTGATTGTTTCTATGCGTCCAAAATTTAGTGACCCTAAGTTACACACATCACTATCATCAGCACTAGTCACCTCAGTACACGCATTACGTAGTGTCTCATTCTCTTTATCGAAAAAGTTAAACGAGAAACCCGGCTCTGCTGTCTTCATAGCTTGCTTAATGTTCTCTTGAAACACTGAGCCTACTTCACCTGTCTCGTAGTAGTTAAGTAACCAATCTGTGTCGTAGTTAACTGATACATTGGTCATGTCAAGGGGTGCAGGGAAGTTAAAATCTTCTTGCTTTATATCCCAGAGGGTTTTACCTGTACTACCTACTGGCATTGATGCCCAATCTTTAGCTACTAAAAACTTACTAATGTCTGCGTGTTGCCAGTTAAGACTAGCATAGATAGCTGAACGTCTACTGCCACCTTGCATTACTCTTCTACCAATCTCATTTATCATGTTCATCTTAGGGATAGGACCAGATGCTTCGCCACCTGTCCTCTTTATTGGTGTGCCTTCTCCTCTGTATACTGAGTAGTCAATACCTATACCACCACCTGTCATCAGACAACTCTCTGACTTCCAAGATAGGTTAGCCCAATCCTCTCGTGTATCTTCTTCAGCCTTGAGTAGGTAACAGTTGTTAAAGAACTTGTTAAGTCTACCTGCGTAGTACAAGTACCTACCACCCGGTATAAACTTCATGTCTCGTATGTATTCTTCTAGCTGTTGTCTGTCTTCCTTACTGAAGTAAAGATCTGATCCCCCACTCTGAGCAGGTGATGTACATACATCCTCAACTAGAGTGTGAGCTAATGCCGCCCACGTTTCTGCTCCGTCATGTCTGTACTTATGATTAAATATATCTTCTGAGAATTTAGATCTCAACATTGGGTTTAAGTTAGATCGGTACTGCATTATCTGTTGTCTCCACTGCCTTTAATTTTACCTTGTCTCTTACGATTGTTTAGCTTGTCCATGTTGACTTCTATAACTTCTTTAAGAGAACTCTTATACGCATTAGCTATAGCTGTAGCGTAGAACACTACGTCACCTAACTCTTTGACCATGTCAGCTTTAGACACAGACTTAGCATCACGTATAGTCTTTTGCATCTTACCTGCAACCTCACCTGCTTCACTCATCAAACCAAATAAGTTTTCATATAGGCGTTGGTCTGGTGGTGTAATGATCATGCCCTCTACCCACTCACTGTAGGCAGTGAACTGATCTGTTGTATCATTTATATCTAACTTACTATCGAAGTACCCCATGTTTTTTAAATCCCCTTGAGCTATCATCTTCCTATTACCTTTCTTGTATTTTTATACTGCTTATGTGTACGTCATCTATATCGTAGAAGACATCCTCTATTAGTTCTCTTACATCTTGTTCGTGACCACCCTCATACAAAGATAATATGTTAGCCTCATCGTCTACAGCTATTCTAAATGTCACACTAAAGGATTTCATAGGACATCCTTACCCTCTAGTACATTGATACGCATCTCTGCGTAACGTCTTATCTTTTCTAAGTCTGTGATCTCTGACTCTACTGTAGTCATACCTTCGTATAGCTTATGTCCTGCCCTACTAGCGTACTTAATTATGTTACCTATCTCAAAAGAGAATCCGTTCTGCATAATAAAAGTTACTGGTTCTATAGCGTAACGAGTATAGTGAGAGGGTTCTTTTATTATATCCTCTTTAGTTATACTTATATTGCCTGTTAGGTATGCTGGTGTAGTCATTAGTCTTTCCTCTCAGTCTTTAATGTTATTCGTTCGGCAGTTATTAGTTTACCTTTTTCTTTCAACCACGACTCAGGTATTACCCTGTGTGCATACTTAAAATTATTCTTCTCACACCAATCTGTATAGGTGCTTTTAGATCCTTTGTAAAGCTTTGCTTTTGCATTACTAAATACAAATCTAATGTCTAATTCTGGATGCTGTTGTCTTATACAAGTATGCTTATACCTATCTTCAGAATCGAATTGTCCTTTGGTTTCACATATGATTCCGTTATCAAGTAAGAAGTCTGGGGTATAAGTACGATACCTCAAGTCTTCCCACTCAATCTTTAGTAGTTCATACCTAACCTTAGTTTGGTTATCCTTTAGGTACGCAGCAACCTGTTTCTCTAGGCCGCTACGATACCTGTATGCACTATGCCTACGTGTTTTTGCCATTAGATCTCGCAGTTAAAGCATCTCTTAGGTCACCTAGTTTTACTGCTCCTTCTTTTTGTAGAGCCATTAGTACCTCATCAAAAAGCTTTATAGCGTTCTGATTAATTGATACTCCATGTACTAACTTCTTTTGAGCATCAGTTAAGTCTTCCTCTTCGTGTTCTATATTATCTAGTGTAAATTTTGTCATGCTGCTTCCTTTGCTATGTGTACGTAATCTATCATTGGTTTTTCTTTAGCCTTTGATACTAACGAGGGTATCGTTTGTAGAGTAGGCCAACACTTATGTTTATATGAACAGAAGCCACACTCAATCGTTAGCTTCTTGTTACCTGTTCTTGCTTTGTAAAAGGTTTCATTGACTGCTTCGTAGCAACGCTCAAAGGGTTCATCATTCTCTAAGTAATTGTACGTATCAGTAATGTCATTAATTACTTCTTCTGAGTCTATAGATGAGGCGTTAACGTACTTGAACTGACCTGTCCCTTTGTTAACTACCCACCAACCACCAACATCTTTGTCTGCTCCCTTAGCGTAGCCTACAAGCTGAGGTATGTAGCCGAAGCTGTCGCCTTGCTTGAGAGTTTCTAAGTTAACAAACTTATTGTTGTATGACCAAGGTGACGC